GTGACTACGAAGCCGCTGTGATGAGCCCGCAACAGGGGCCGGCATCGGTCGTATCGCCAGCGCCGAAGACGTTGATGGCCACGCGCTCGAGCCCACGAAGACCGATCTGGTCGGTCGTGAAGTAGACCTCACGGCTCTGCTCGATGCGGAGTTGCGCCCGGTTGCCCAGGTAGGCACCCATCTTGAGGTTCATCAGCGTGGCGCAGATCTGGCTGTTGGCCTCTGCTTTCGGCATGATGTTGACCCACTCGATGGGATAGCCACGCAACGCCCGCGGCAGGCCGGTGGTCGTGTCCACAGGTGCCCCGATGGTCGGGATGCTCGAACTGTACGCCTGGATCTTGGGCAGGACCACGGTGTACCAGAAGTACTTGTGCATGTACCACTTGGCCCCCGCTTCGGCGTAGTCGGGCAGGATGCCGCAGACCTTGTCAAAGTCCGGCAGGACCAACTCGCTGTAGGCGTTGCCAGAGCCCACGATAAGGCTCTTGATGTTGGCGATGGTGCTGCTCACGGCCCGCAGGGCACCAACCACTCCGGTCATGCCCCAATACGTCGAGGTGCCGTCGCCCAGGAAACCAGCCTGGTCTTCCATCTTGGCGAACGTCCTGGCCATGCTGTTGCCGACGATCTCGCCAACCGCCACGGCCGAGTCCTCAAGCAACTCACTTGAGATGGCCGTCAACGCTGCGAACTTCTTGGCCAGCAGTTGGACGTTGCTGAAGGTCGGGTTGCTGGCGGTGATGGCTGTTGCCTCGCCGGGCACGTACCCGGTCACGTCGCTGTCCAGCTTCGGCCACGTCGCCGAATCGCTCGACATCGGGACCACCTGTGCGTTCGCTCGGAACTTGCCGTAGGTCTCCATGAGAACGATCAGGTTCGGGATGAACACCTCCGGGACCAGAGCGCCGCCGGTGGCGTTCACGCCTTCGGCCAGGGCCTTGATACCCACGTTCTCCAGGTAGGTAGCACAACGCTGCCTGGTGGCCTGGTCGGACCCCATCGTGGCCATGATCCACAGCCCGAATCGCTTGGCTGCCTCACGGGTGGGCCATGAGCCGTTGTACTTGTCCGGCTCATAGATGCTCTTCTGGGTGGCCATGACGAGCTTGCGAAGGTCCTCGAAGGACGTCTCACGCTTCTCCAGCATGGCCTTGAGGTCGGCGTAGCCTTTCTTGGCTTCGGCAAGACCTTCTGTGTGGACGGCCACTTGGCCGATGGCTGCCTCAATCGGCTCCATCCTCTTGGCGAAGTTGGCGTCGATGTCCTTGATGTTTTTGAGCAACAGTTCGATTTCCATGTTGAACTCCTACTTCTTGCCTACATTGCTGATTGCTTCTTTCAGGGTGATGAACTCTTGCACTGTCAATTCGCCCGGCGTCCGTCTCAGTGCGTCGGGGTTTGATGGGACCCCAACGGCCGAGATTTCCAGTAAGTCAACTTCCGTATGAACATACACCGCCTTGCCGCCCCGTTCCTGCCAGTCGCCCTTCTTGGGGATGAACCCAACAGAGAAGGCCCTGGCGTGCCCCTCGTCAAACAGCGTCTTCCATTGCTGCCCGAGAGGGGTAGAGGCGAACTTCATGTCAAACTCAAGGGCACCGTCTTTGACCTCGATGCGATGGGCAGAACCGATGATGGATGGTGAGCCATCGTGCGTTCGGTGCGTATGGTTCGCCAGAATCACCGGGTTCCGTCTGTAGGCGTCGAGCATAAACGCGGTCGGCAGAATGACCTCGCCGTCCCGGTCTTGTGTTGCTGTTGACGCCAGAGCGGACAACACACCTTCGTTCGAGCCCTTGACTGCCATGTAGTCGTTGAAGCACTTGAGCATGTGTCACCTCACGATGTAAGGGCTGCCGCCCTCGTTTGAGCCGCCACGACCTTGGCTGCCGCCTCAAGCCGTAGCTGCACCTGTTCCATTGGGTCACTGCACAACTCGCCCCGGAGCCATAGGACCATCGCCTGCCTGCACTCGCCGGCGTCCCGCTCGCTCTTGAAGGCATCGAATAACCGGCTGGACAGGTCGTAATACGGCTGTCCCGCCGACTTGAACAACGGTTGTAGCACGCTCTCGATGTAGAGAATCGCATCCTGGCGGAACTCAGGCCCCGCCCTTCGAGAGCCTTCACGGCACAGGTAATTTCCGGCTCGTCGAGCGGCATCCTCGATGAGCGGGGCCATGTCTTTCGGCCGCGGGTCGTCGTTGGCGGTCGGCTTCTGCGGCGTACCCACAGGCGGGGCTCCCGGTACGGCAGGGGCCGGCTTGGGTGTCGGGTCCTCGATGGCCGACAGGTTCGCCGGCACATAGTGCCAGTCGCCCTGTTTCTCTGTTGTCGGGCTGCGGTCCTCGAATCGCCGCCACTCGTTCATGGTCAGTGCTCCGTGCATGAACTGAATCTGACATGCTTCGGTCCTGGCCTTGATGTCGCCCCTGAGAATGGCATCCAGATTGAATTTCACCTGCCGGGCTTGGTCGGGAGCCAAGAAGCTCCTCCAGATGGCCCCCTCGATCCGCTTGAGCCACGGACGAATGGTGTGTTTGGCAAAAAATAGGTCCTGAGAATCTATATTGGAAAAAGTGGAACGTTCGAGGTCCGCCACCATGTGGGGCGGAATCCTGAAGATGGCACAAATCTCGGTGCGGTTGTACTTTCGGGTGTCGATGTGCTGAGCGTCCTGTGCAGTCATGCCCAGGATGGTCGCATCCATGCCCTCTTCGAGAATGGCCGTCTTCGCCGAGTTCTTGGTGATCTGTTCCCACGAGGTCCGCAAGTTCTCCCGCAGCTTCGGGGAAAGCGTCGCCGGGTGCTTGAGCACCACCCTCTTGGCCCCGCCCATCGTGAAAACGCTCAAACTGTACTTCTCCACGATGCTGGCCATCTTCATCGTGGTGTTGGCGTAGGAGATGGGGCTCAGCCCCCAGTACCCGTCCGGGGACAGGCCCTTGATGTGGAACACGTCGTCTTGCAGCAAAGAGGTGGTGCTGCCGTCCGGCTCGCCAATCCGGTAGACCAGGGTGCCACCAAAGTCCTCCAGCCGCACCCGAGACGGGTTGACGGGGACCAACTCAGTCGCCACCCCGCCCGTCCGCACGATCTTGCAGACAGCGTTGCCCCTGAGAGCCAGGTGGGCCACCAGCATCTCCCAGAACTCGTAAGCCGTCTGGTATCGGTTCGGCGTGTAGGACAGCAAATCCAGCAACGGGTCAGTGGGGACCTCTTCGCCCGTGCCATCTTCGCCGATGTCGTACAGCTTGGCCGGCAGACTTGCGATGGTCTCGGTGAGCACCTTCACACACGCCATGACCGTGGCTATCCTCAGTGCTGACTCAGAACCGCCCTCGATGACGAAGTCGTCCGGGTAGTCGCCTGCAAGCCATGTCTGGACAGGGGACAGCCCGCCTGTGTCGGCCATCTTTCGCTTGCGGCCAAAGATTCGCTGGATGATGTTCATATCGCTTCGATACCCCTCTCTTCGTAGACAGACCTTCCAGGGCTGGTATTGAGGAGCCCCAGGGCCATGACCGCAGCGACCACCCCATCTATTCGCTGCGGACTCTTGGCCTTGGTCGGTTTGATGTTGCCGGCGGGGTCTTGGTCGATAACGACGTTTCCAACCATCCACTTGAGAACTGGGTTGTTGTTGTGAACAATCTGCCTTCGCAGTATGGCGGCCTCAAACTCCTTGGAAGGCGAGGACATGGACTGATAGCCCTGCCCGTACTCAATGAGAAGCTGGCTCGGAAAGCCAAATCCTATCATGGCCTGCCGCATAGGCTCGAAAGCCCATCGGTCAAAGCCAACGCCCTTGACCTCATACTTGGATGCGTCGGCCATGATTGTGGACATTACGATGTTGTAATCTATGGTGTTGCCAGGCGTCAGGGTAATCCACCCCTCTTTGCCCCACTGCCTGTATGGCACGCGGTCCTCTCGCTCTTTGATGTCGGCCATCTCTGCCGGCATCCAGAACCTTGGCACGAGGACGAGCTTGCCGTCCAACGGAAACACCATGACGAAGGCCGTGATGTCCTTCTTGCTCGACAAGTCCAGGCCGGCGTAGCACCAGTGGCCCACCAACTCCTCTTCCTCGACGATCTCGTTGCAGTCGGCCCACCGGGTCATCGGCAGCCAACGGACGTCTTGTTCGGTCCATTGGTTCAGGTGCAGCCGCCGGAACGTGTTTTCGTAGACGGGCATCTCTTTGGCCTTGCGGCAAGAGTCCCGCAAGTACCGCATGGTGACGCTCACCCCGAGGTTCGGGTTGGCTTTGGCCCATACGTCCTCGTTGGTCCAGTCCTCTTCCGCCGTGGTCTCGTATATGACCGGCAGAAAGGCGGGGTCGTCGATCATGCCATCCCGCACCTTGCAGGCATAATCGTATTTTTCGTAGCAGATGCTTAGCTTGTCGAACCCCGCGGTGGTGATGTAGATGACCAAGGGCTGTCGCCGGCTGCCGATACCCGTGATGAGGTTGTCCACCATTCGCCTGTCGGGCTGCACGTGAAGCTCGTCCACGGCCACCAGGTGGCAGTTTAGGCCGTGCATCGCTTCCGGCGTGTAGGGAAGCGCCTTGAACAGCGTCTCACCGTTGTTGATCTCTATGACTCGGGTGGTCCGGTAGATGCGGGCTCGGTCGTTCAATTCCTGGTTTCGACGAATCATGCCGGCAGAATGGCGAAAGACCAAGGATGCCTGGTCCTTGTCGCCCGCGGCGCAGTAAAGCTGAGCACCCGGCTCTTCGTCGCAGTAGGCCACGTAGTTGATGATGGCAGCCACGAGAGGCGTCTTGCCGTTCTTTCGTGGCACGAAGATGAAGATTTCCCGATACCGTCGAGTCCCGTCCCTGTTCTTGTACCCGAAGATCGCTCGCACGATGTCACGCTGCCACTCCTCCATGACGAATGGCTGGTTTGCCTTGTCGCCCTCGATGAAGACCAAAGCGTTCTCGATGAACCCCACCGCCGCCTCACCGGCCGCATCATCGTAGACAGACTCGCCTTTGGTCTTTTCCGGCGAATAGCCGGGAAACAGGCAAGGCGTCCTGGCAGCGATGGTCTTTTTCAAGCTGGCTTCCTCAAGTAGAACTTCGTGACCTTGTCTTGCAGTTCGTGGGCAACCCTCTCCCGCTTGAGTTCCGTCCTCGCCAGGCCCGCCCTCGCCGCTGGGGACAGGCCAAACTCACGATTGAACCTCTCGATCCTCGTCGCCAGCATCCCAATGGCCGATGGGCTCTTCTTGACCGCTGCCGGCGATGCGGTCAACTGCACGTACAGCACACACGCCCGGCAGAACATCGCAATCGTCTCGTCGTCCGTCGCACTCAGTAGGCACATTCCCCGCAGTTTGGGTATCAAGTGCTTCCAGAAGGTCAGCTCCTTCGGCTTGAGCCACTTCGGCGGCTTGGGCTCGTGCGCATCTGGAATGGGCTCATCCACCCTTGTCTTGGCACGGTGTGCCCCTCGACGGGCAAGAATGACCGTTGGCGTCCTTGCAGGGCCACTAGCTCCCATGTAACTCCCTTGCAGACTTGCTGTTGTGACAAGACAGACACAGCGGTTGCCAGTTGTTTGAATCCCAAAATAGAGTTCTATCGCCTCTATGCGGTCTAATGTGGTCAACGACCTGCGCGGTGCGGTACTGGCCGTGGGTCTCACACTCAGCACAGAGGGGGTGCATGGCCAGGTACGCCGCCGAGACCCGTTGCCACTTGTAGGTGTAGCCTCTGCGGGATGAACTGGCCCGAGGAGAACGCACCCGGCCACCACGTTTTGAGGTCCTGAACACAGGTGCCGCTTGCATGGCCGGACAGTATACCCACTACAGGTAGTGGTTTGTCAAGACAAATACACTACAGGTAGTGGGTAGGGGGGGGGGCGAACGTGTGGCAACTGCGTGGCAACTGTGTGGCAACTGCGTGGCAACT